TCAATTTTATCTTCTCTTGTTAATTTGCTCATAAAAACTGCACCTCCAATCTTGTGTCCAAGATTTTGGGTGCAGTACAGAGATATTACTTTTTAAACTTATAAAAAGTTGTGTAAAAAAATAAAAAAGAAAAGAGGAAAGAATGAAAGGACATAAAATAAAAATTAAAAAGGATCCTTTTGGAACACCTTTAAATATTTTTATAGATGGTAAAGAAATCGTAGGAGCAGATAAAATAGAAATAGAGTATTTCTATGATTGCAGCAATAAGAAAAAGGTTCAAAAAATCTCAGTAAGAATAATTGACTTTGAATCTTTAGAAATTATAGATTAAATAGAAAAGAGTGATAAATATGAAAAATACTCTAAGTGTAAAGGAATGTTCTGAATATATTGACAAGTCCATATCCGCTGTGAGAATTGGACTTCAGCGAGGTGGCTATAAGTTTGGGACGGCAATACAGACAGTCCCGCCTAGCCCATTGAGGCCAAATGGAAGCTGGGACTATCACATACCAAGGGCGGCAGTGGAACATTATATGAGATATGGCAATTTTCCTGTCATAGTAGTGAATGGAGATGATGTCACAAACCTTATTCATTCGTTAGCAAATAATATAGCGATGGATATAGTCAAAAATAAAATTGAAGAAGCGGGATAATAAAAAAAAGAAAGGAGAGAGAAATGGCTAAAGATTATAAGTACATTCATAATAGAGAATGTCTTAAAAGACTGGGGGAAAAGTAGCAGATTTGGAAAATACTTCGTCGAGTGGTATGACGAGGATAATGAAGAGGCATCAGAAATATTTGAAACGGAGAATGAGATGTTTCAATATTTAAAAAACAACGGAATAAAAGAATAAATAGGAGGAAAAATGGAAAAAATCAATCATGACAAATTTTATAAGATGACAATTGAAGAAATGAAAAAAGTAGCAGAAGAAGTAATGAAGGAAAAATACAATTTAAAAAATGATTTACTGATGACTGGATGGGCTTTCAAAATAAATGAACTTATAAATAATATACAAAATTTTGAATTAAAAGAAAAACTTGATAGAGAATGTCAAGAAATCTGGGATAAGTGGTTTGCAAAAGTGAAGACGGAACAGCTAAATGAAGAAAAGCTTGCAATATTAGAAGCTTTACTTGGAGTAGTTTTAAAAAATTAGGAGGAAGAATAAATGATAACTAAATCAAAAAAAACTTTACTGTGGTATTCAATATTTGCATTAGCGTTAATATTGAATCAGTCAGGAGCAATGAAAAATGACATAAAAGTAATAATAACAAGCTACGGATTATGGATTTTGTTAATAATATTAACATGGATATATTTCAAAGAAAGCAAGTGGGATTAATGAAAAAGCAAACAAAAAAAGCCGTTGCTGGTAACAACGACTAAAATTTGAATGCAACTAATTATACCACAGGAAGTGAAAAATGAAAAGAATAATATTGGATTATGGGTATGGTTCAGTTGAGTATATTAATGTTAAAAATTTTGAAATTAAATATCCTTTTATAATAATAGACAAAAATAAAATATCTTTGAGGGATGTTGAATTTATAAAATATAAAAATTTTATTGCATGGAAAAACAGGAGGAAAAAATAAATGTGGACTTATGATGAAAAACAGTTAAAGGAAAAAAATCTTCCAGGAATGACTATTAAAGAAAGTGCTTGCTATGAATGTAAAATAGAAAGAGCAGAACTATTCAAATCAGATGTCAACAAATCTGAAGCATTAATACTGACGTTTAGGGCTTTAAAGGAAGATAGAACAGCCCGAATACCTTTGTTCTACAAAAATAAAAAAGGAGTGGAACAGATATTTAACAGTAAACATATAAATCAGTTAGTATACTTATTAAAAATTAAACATGAGAATTTAAAAACGGAACTGGACGAAGAAGGAAAAGAAATATTTCCAATGATTGAAAATCGTACAGTTGGAGTATTTCTGTCATATCAGGGAGTGAATGAAGTAATAGATGAAATGACAGGAGAAATAAATTATTTCAATGAATATCAGATAAGAGGTTTTTATCACTCAAAGAGTAGAAAAACTACACAGGAAATCATAGAGAAAATAGAAACACCACAGACATATGAAATATGGGAGAAAAATTTTCTTTTAGAAAACAAGTTAAGAGAAAAGAAGGAACAGGAAAGAGGAACAGCAGTTATAAAACAATATATGAAATCACAGAACAGCATGAATGTTGATGCTGACTTTCCCTTTTAGGAGGTGCAGGAGAATGAAAGTGATAATATTTGACACTGAGACAAACGGACTGGAAAACTGTTCAGTTCTATCAATTTCAGCAATAAAAATTGATGTTGATTTAAAATTAAACTCTTATAAAGAAATTGAAAAATTTAACAGATTTTATTTCAGAAATAAGGGCGAGGACATAAATGCAGAAGCTATTGCTGTAAATGGACTTACAGACGAGGAAATTCTAAGGCGTAGAGTGGAATCAGGTATAAAATACTCAAAATATTTTGAAAAAGATAAAGATTTTGTAGATTTTTGTAAGGATACAAATCATTTTGTGGCACACAATATATCATTTGACAGAAAATTTATTCCATTTGATTTAAAGACCCAGTTTTGCACAAAAGAAAGCAATATTGACATTTTAAAAATTCCAGGGAAATTTGGAAGATATAAATGGCCAAGATTAAATGAAACTGCAAAATTTTATGGAATAGAACTTGATGAAAATAGATGGCACGGAAGTGAATATGATGCAGAAATCTGTAAGGAAATATTTGTATCTATGTTGAAAAATAAAAAAACATCTGGAATTGTGAAAAAATTTTTGGAAGGTGAAAAAAATGAAGACAGTTGTAAAGAAAAAGGATAATTTCACGACAGTGCATAATAATCTCATTCTTGATGAAAAACTGTCGTGGAAAGCAAAAGGATTGTTAATCTATATGCTGTCAAGACCTGCAGGCTGGAAATACAAGAGTGCTGAAATAGCAAAAAATTCAACTGACGGTCGGGATTCTGTAAGAAATGGATTAAAAGAACTGGTGGAAAATAAATATATCAGCCGTCAGAAAAACAGTGACGGTTCATTGACATATTATATTTTTGAGGACAGTCAGCAAAATAATATAAAAGATTATCTTCAAAAGCCAAAGCTGGAAAACCCGTCTTTGGAAAAGCCTGAGACGGAAAACCCAAAGTTGGAAAACCCAAAGTTGGATAATCCGTCCCTATATAAAAGAAAGAATACTAATAATAAAAGAATAATAGTAATAAAAGAATATATATATAAGGGCGAAAAATTTTTGGAAACATATTCTGACTTTAAGAATATGAGAAAGAATATTAAAAAGCCAATGACAGAAAGAGCTGAAAAAATATTGCTTAACAAGCTTAAGAAATTGACTGATGAAAATAATGAGGAACTGGCCATAAAAATTCTTGAACAGTCAATACTAAATAATTGGCAGGATATATATCCACTGAAGGAGGTAAATGATGGAAACGGAAGTAACGGATATAAAAAATCTTATCAATCAAAGAATGACAAACATAATCAAAAAACGGACAGAACAAACGACGGAAAAAACTGGAATTAGTTTTGTTGAAACTGTCGATATTAGTGGCCTGTGGAGAAAAAAAACAATAGCAAAATATAAAAAACTATCTGAAAAAATGATGTGTGATGATGATTATGAATGCAGCTTTGAAAATTCATATGCAAAGAGTAAGACAGAAAAGGCATATAAAAAATCATTTGAAAGATTCTGTGAAAATTTTGCGAATTTTAAACATGAGGGCCTTGGAATTTACATAAGTGGAGAAGTAGGAGCTGGAAAAAGTCATTATACTAATTGCATTTACAACAGTCTAAAAGATGATTTTATTGTGTACAAAACAAGCATAATGACTTTGTTTGATGAAATAATTGAGACATTTGGAGAAAAAACAGCAACTTCGTTTCTGCGTGAACGATTAGGAGATGCGGAACTGATTATAATCGAAGATTTAGGAAATGAATCAATCAAGGACTGGGGAAAACAGAACTTATATTTCATAATTGACTTTATTTTCAGAGAAAAAAAGTCGGTAATCATAAATACAAATCTTACTGATAAGCAGATGGAAGAATTTCTTAAAATCCTTGGAAGTAACAAGCTTTTATCAAGGTTGCAGTGCAAATGTAAATATTATAAATTTGACTGGGAAGATAGAAGAATTGGCATGTACAAGGAAGAAATTGAGAAGTGGTATTGATGGCAAAAGTCAGATTATTTTATCGGCAGGTATGGGATGAAAATGGAAACTTACATGAGATTAAAACTGCATCTGAAGAAGAATTAAGTAATTTCATGAAGAGAAATGGTGGGTCAGTAAGCGGATACAACCAGGGAAGTAGAATGGTACCCGAAAACAGATTAAAGCATTGCATAGACAATGTGAGCATTGAAGACTTGATGACTTTAAAGGAGGAGGACGAATGAAAATAAATAATTTAACAGCAGAAGATGTGAAGTTTCTGAAAGAACTGAAACATGAACTTAATACACAGGACAACAGAATAACTGCAAATCCAAGATTTTATCAGATACAGCATGATGTATTTGTAGTTTCATGTGATGGAGAAGGAAACTACTTCGAAGCGGTCTGCGATGGAGAAGGACTTGGAGTATACACATATGACGATAAAGGATTGGAAGAATTGAAAGATATTTTGCTTGTTAATTGTGATGAAGAAAATTTAGATGATATTGAAGAAATCAATTCATTGACATTAGAAGAACTGGACAATGATTCATTAGATTTAAAGTGCTATGGCGGAGATTATGAGCATGTATATTTAAATGCCTTTTTAACTGAGAGGGCCTGCAAAGAACACATAGAAGCAAACAGACATCATTATAAAAATCCGGTTGACTATCTAAGCTATGGCTTTAGAAATCCTGAACTGGAAAAAGTTTTAGAAATATTATCGAAAATAGAAATTATGGAGGAAAAAGAATGAGCTTAGAATTTTTAGAAAGTGTTGAATGCAAGGGGAAAGTAATAAGAGGTAAAATACACAACTTTGAGGTCTATTTACTGGCCAAAGATGTAACAGATCTATTTGGCTATAAGAGTGGGAAAAATACAGTAAATAAAAAAGTCAGCAAAGAAAATATATTAAAATTCCCTTTAGACGGGGTAAATGGAAATCAATATAATTTGATAAATATTAACGGAGTAAATGAACTGGTAAGCGGTGAAATAAAGCTGGTAAATGAAAAAAAGAAAAAGGAAATCATTGAAGTTCTTGAGGGAGTGATTGACTTTTTACAAAGAAAAAATGATTTTCTGATGGCTGAAAGAAACTTCGTATGGTTTGAAAGTGAAAAAGAAAAAAGGAAATATATGGAAAAAAATAAAAAGCCTTTCTGGAAAAAGCTTTTAGGAATATAAGGGGGCCTTACTGATGTCTGTAAAAATGATGAGTAGAGATAATCAGGAACTTATATACTGGTTCATTGATTGTTTTGCATATCATTTAGCAAATAAAGATATAAACAACTTATCCAGTAAGGAGAAACCAAGAATTTCGGATTATTTCAGATTTCAGGCAAAGGAAAAATTAAAAAAGCTGTATATAAGATCAAGCGGAAAGAGCTTAGAAAATTATGAACCTTTTAGAAATCTGAATGAAAAATTGGAAAAAAAGATAATTGAGGTTCTTGAAAAGAAATATACAAATAATAATAAAGCAAAAATAATCCTGGATTCATTAATGAGGTTTGTGATTGAAGAAATGCAACTTCTGTTAATCAAACTAGAAGGGACTTTCAGTCTTGCTTTAAAGCTGGTAACAAATCAGGAGGCTGTAGAGTTTACTAATTTCTTATTTGATTACTTCATGGATAAAGAAATTCCAATGTGGAATCAAATTCATGAACTTTATAAAAAACAGAATAACCGGAAATGGGTCTATTGGATGTTAAAAAGAAAGATATGTGTAATAACTGGAAAACCAAATGCCCAGCTGGCACATATATCAAAATCTGCGGGAGCCTTAGGAGGATACCGCTTTGATGAAGGGATAGGAAACTCTTATCTTCCGCTTTCTTCAGAATGGCATCTGGGAGTAGATCATGGAGTAGGCGGAGGAAGAAAAAAACTAATGGCAAAGCTTAGAGAAATCTACGTTGAGCCTTTCGTAATAAAAACTTCAGAAGAAGTAAAAGAACTTAAAAAAATATATCCAGGGCATTTTAGGGCCTTTAAGGAAAAATAGAATTTAGTCACGAAAAGTCGTTTTTCTTAGAAAAAAGAAAGGAGAAGATGTGAATAGGCACTGGACAAAAGAAGAAAAGAAGATATTATAAGATGCAAACTCAAAAAACAAGAAAAGGAACTAAGTATTGAAGAAATGACAAAAAGAATGAGCTTTGACATATAGGAGGAATAAGAATGAGCAAATTTTATGATTATATAAAAAGCAAAGAAAATAAAATAGGAAAAGATTTTTTTTGCAATATAGAGATAGGTAAAACAGAACACGAAAACAAAGTGATTATATATTATAGAAGTTTTTCTTTTAATAAAGAAGAAAAGCAAAAAAAAGAAGAGGGATTAAGATATTTAATTATAAATAATCCTAGAAGTATAGATGTGTATATGAATTATGGAGATTTATATGTTTCTCCAAAACAGATAGAAGGGTATGTAAAAGAAGGGAGAAAACTAAAAAAAATATTTAAAATTAGAGAATTAAGAGAATTTGAAAAGGGGGAAAATAATGAGTAGAGAAATAAAGTTTAGAATTTGGGATAAGTCTTTTAAAAAATTTTTGGAAGATGATTATGAGTCTAAGAATGTTATTGACAGAGATGGAAATTTATTCATGTACGTATTATCTGAGACTTTCCGAGATTTATATTTTTATAAATTATTAAAAAATATAGAAATATCTGAATATACAGGAATCAAAGACAAAAATGATGTAGAAATTTATGAAGGAGATATTGTATTAATACGAATAGACAAAACAAATATTTTGCATAAAACAGTTGTAAAATTCAAACATGGTGCATTTATAGCTGATATAATCGGCGATAATGATTATATATATTTGTTCCATTTTGGATTTAACAAAGACGATTTTGAAGTTATTGGAAACATCTATGAAAATAAAAATTTGCTGGAGGAAAAAAATGAAATATAGAATTTGGGATAAAAATAGTGGCTATTTTATAAAAGTTTCAGACACGAACAAGCATTATTTATCTCAAAATGGAAATATTATAATAGTTGACGAAATGGGAGATATATATGAAACGGATAAAAAAAACTATATCATAAATGAGTATACAGGTCTTAAAGATAGCGAAGGCTATGAAATTTATGAAGACGATATTGTCTGGAACGAATATGATGAAGAATATCAAGTTGTCATATATGATGAAGGAGAATATAAACTCAAAGGAGAAACTTCGGTGCAAAATTTATGGGAAAGTTTAGACTATATAGATATACGAGGTAATGTATATGAAGAATTTGAAATAATAAAAGCATGGTATAAGGAGTGAATTATGATTGAAATATTACATGGAGATGCACTTGAAAAAATAAAATTGTTAAAAGATAAGAGCGTAGACTGCATAGTGACATCTCCGCCTTATTGGCAACTAAGGGACTACGGAGTTTTGGGACAGTTAGGCTTGGAAGATACAGTAGAAGAATATATTGAAAAACTTATAGAAATTTTCAATGAATGCTGGAGAGTATTAAAAGATACAGGAACGGTATTCGTAAACATGGGAGACACTTATTCAAATTCTAAATATATATCTATACGAAGAAAATCAAGGATGATGATTCCTGAAAAAATTGCAATAATAATGATTGAAAAGGGCTGGATATTAAGAAATGAAATAATTTGGCATAAGCCGAATGTGGTTCCTGAAGCTGTGCAAGATAGATTTACTAACGACTTTGAAAAAATATATTTTTTTACTAAAAACGAGAAATATTTTTTTGAAAAACAATATGAAGCATTTGCAGAAAAAACTTTAACAGCATTTAAAGACGGAATAATGCCTACTGGAAAAAAGAAAATGCTTGGAGCTGGAGAAAGCAGAACAGGAATGCGTGAAGTAAATAAGCCTTGGAAAGCAGTATATAATGAAAAAGGAAGAAATATGAGAACGGTTTGGAAAATAGCAACAAAAGGAATTTCGGAAGCACATTTTGCAACTTTTCCAGAAGAACTTGTTAGAAGATGTATTCTTGCAGGATGTCCTGAAAATGGAATTGTATTAGATCCGTTTTTAGGAAGTGGAACAACTTTAAAAGTAGCTAAACAATTAAATAGAAGTGGAATAGGGATAGAATTAAATCAGGAATATATACAAATTGCAAAAAAAAGAATTGGAAAAGATTTGTTTAATGAAATACAGGTAAGAACTGATAAATTTAAGGAGAAATAATGGCTAGAAAGTTAAAAACAAAAACATTAGATAAAAAAGAAGTGAAAAAAGAAATACAGGCTAATACTGACGTGCATTTATTTCTTTTTTCCGTTTACAGAGCATCAGGGCATTTGATTAAAAAATTTAAGCTTTTTAATCAGCTAGGTCTTAATGAACGCAGCCTTTTTCCTAATTCAGATTTAGATATCAGTAAAGTGAAAATTAAAAGTATGGAAAATTATCCTATGCTTTCTAATTTCGAGGGGTTAAAAAGCTTAATAGAACAAATCACAAGAGCTTCATTTCTTTTTCACAGCGAAGAAATGAGAGCAAAATATAACTTTGATAAGAAAATATACAGAGAAAAAATATTGGGTAAGTTATACAATGTGAAAAGAGAAATTAAAAACATTGAATATATAGAAAAATGGAAAGAAGATTTACCCTGTTCAGATAAGGAAGTAGCAGATGCACTTGAAACTTTGAAGGATGTTGTTGTTAACTTCAAAGTAGTTGAGGAATTTGCCAACATGGATTTAGATATTGATGTTAAGCTGAAAAAGTATACCAGAACGTTAATGACAAAATTTAATAAATATTTTTTACCTTATGTAACAGAAATAATTGAAAGTGGAAGTTAAAAATAAGGAGGAAAGAAAAAAATGAAAATAGTATTGATAAATATTTTAAAGAAAAACATAGAAAGTAGCATTAAATTAAGAGAAAAATATAAACTGACAGAGCCAATGTATCATGTGATAACAGGAAGAATAGAAGCATATAATGGAATATTAGAACTATTGAAGGAGGAAGAATAATGAAATCCAAATACATGAGTTTAGAAGAAATGGAAAAGAAAGGTATAGTAAACAAAAGAGAAGCAGAAAATTTTAGACTGGATGGGATGTCCTACTTAATAAAATTTGACATTGAAAAACTACTGAAAAGACAAGCAATGCTAGATAAGAAATTTAACAAGAAAGAAACAGTGAGGGAGAGAACATAGTTAAGAACTTATATAGCTTATTTCACAGAGTTAGGAGAACTTACACAGGAACTTAAGGATGACTGGAACCACTGGAAAAACAGTACAAAAAAGATAGACCAGAAAAAAGTACTGGAAGAACTTTCGGATGTATTGCATTTTTATTTGAGCTTTGTAAATCATAATATGCTTAGAAATAAAGGATATAAAGATATGAACTTTTGGAAAAAACAGCTATCGGATTTTGAATTAGCAATAGCAGTACTGACAAGAATAAGAGAAGAAACTGAAAACAAAATTATTGGAGCAATGATGTCTATAGTAAAACATGTAGGAGCGACTGAGGAAGAATTTCTGAAAATACATCATCAGGTATGGTTAAGAAATATGAAAGAAAGAACAGAAGAAGAATATTAATATGAGTAAAAAAAACTGATGACTTTATTCGGATTCAAAACAATTTTCAGGAGGTGAAATATGAAAATAATTATAATAATCTTTTTTATTATATTTATAATTTGGTGTATTGCTGGCTTTATATACGATGCTGTTTATTCTTTCAGAAAAAAGAAAAGTAATGAAAAAAAGATAACAATAGATTTGACGGAAATTACAGAGCAGTGGTTTCAGAAATATAAAAAAAAGAAAGTTGAGCTTAGAAAACAGAGAAGAAAATACAGATATTATAAAAATTATATAAATAAAAAATAGGAGATGATATAAATGAAATTTTTAGAAAGAAATGAATATGGAAGTTTAACATTAAAATCAATTGCAAAGTTAATAGGACTTGGAATAACAGGATTAGGATTATTAATAATTTTAATAGCTAGTACATATACAGTCAAGACTGGAGAGATTGGAATAATCACAAAATTTGGAAAAGTATCAAGAGTTGCTAAGGAAGGAATGAATTTTAAACTTCCTTTTATAGAGTCAGTAACAAAAATTGAAACAAGGGACAGGATACTTACTGGGAAATATATGGTTTCTTCAGAAGATATACAGACAGTAGAAACAGAAGTCTCGGTTCAGTATAGAGTAATAAACGCTATGGAAATATTTAAAAGATTTAAAGATGAGTATGGAAATAGATTAGTTAATCCTAGAATGGCTGAAGTGATTCAAGCAACAACAAGTAATTATACAATAGAGGAATTGGTGGCAAAAAGGCAGCAATTAGGACAAGATATTTATAAAAATCTGCGGGAAGATCTAATGCCTTTTGGAATAGAAGTAGTAAAAGTTTCAATAGTCAATCATGATTTTTCAGATGAATTTGAAAAAGCTATTGAAGCAAAAAAAGTAGCTGAACAAAATGCGCGAGCGCAGGAGGTTAAAAATCAACAGAATCTTAAAAATGCTGAAAATAATTTGAAAGTAAAAGAACTAGAAGCAAAAGCTAATAGTGTGTTGACAGAAAGCTTAACGGATAATGTACTTAGAAAAATGTATATTGAAAAATGGGACGGAAAACTTCCGCAATATCAAGGAAATGGAACTCCGATTATTAATTTGAAATAATAAAAAAAATACTTGAAAATATAAATGAAATAAGGTATAATCAGGAGGTAAAAGTGCAATTAAAAGAAATGCATGAATTATTGAAAAAAGATAAAGAAATTCAAAGTCTTATTATAGATGTACAAAAAGCTAGGAAAAAGTTTGGAAGTATTGATGTAGTAGTACATATTAGGAAAAATAAAATAATAGATAAGACTTATAAAGTAAAAAAAATATAACAATTAAATATTAGAGCAAAAACTAAATGAAGTGAGCCGTTAATAAGATTGCCATTAGAAAGCAGAGAGCAGTCGAAATTGACGGCTCTTTTTATTCTTTCAATATTTTAATCTTAAATTAATAATACTATGTTAAATGAGGATAAGTGATTGATATGACCATAACAGATATTGTAATATCAGCCTTTACATGGGCCTTTTTCTTTGTTGTGTTCTTTGTGATATTGCTGAATGTTCTGATAGCTTTACTGAAATCAGTAGGCAAGGATATATTTAACATGAATTTGGATAATGAACAAAGAAAGTTTAATAATCTTGAGAAGCTATCAAAAGAAATAGAAACAATAGAAAAGAGTATTAATGAACGCAGTGACAATTTAAAACTTATGATTGCAGAGCTGAGACTGGAGAGATGCAAGAAAGCGTATAGGGCTAGTAAGAAAAAATTGTAATGAAAGAGGTATTAGGGATGAAAAAACGAAAAGAAATCATAAGAAGAATAAGAATAATTAAAAGAATACTAAAAGATGAAAGGAAAGAGTATTGTATCGGTGAGGAAGAATGGTATGAATTGAGAGGAGAACTTAATTCATTGCAATGGATTTTGGAACAAATAAATAAGACTGAAACTGATGATATTTTAGAGTATGCAAAAAAAAGAAAAATTAAGATAAAATTAACTTTTAAAAAGGTACTTTGAGGGAATTTTTAAAGCCCGAGGGTCTGGCGAGTCCCGGAAAATAAAAATTTTTTATAAAATTTCATGAATATGTCGTGTCGGAACAGGGGGTGTAAGGATGATTAATAAGTTAGATTTCGATGAAACCATAAAAATCAGAGAATTGGCAGAAATATTAGGAATAAGTGAAAGACAGATTCAAAGATTAGTTAAAGAAAATGTGATTCATAAAAACGACAAAGGGAAATATTTATTTTATAAATCAGTCAGAAGCTATATTAATTATCTACGTGAACTTGAAGGCACTCCTCAACAGCTTCAGGAAGAAAAACTGAAGAATGAAATTGATTATCTGAAGACACGTGACAGAAAAGAAAATATAAAAATAAAAATATTGGAAGGTGATTTACATGAAGCCGATGACGTAAAAAAAGTAATGAATAATGTTATTGGTGGATTTAAAGGACAACTGAGGTCATTGCCATATAAACTGGCTCCGCTTGTCATTGGGATAGATAATCTGGGAGAGCTTCAGGAAATAATATCTGATAATGTAAATTTACTTCTGACTGAACTTGCTGAATATGACAGGTCAAAATTTTTAAAGAACAAGGAATATGTGAAAAACGATGATGAAGAAGATTAGGCTTGATGTTAAACAGAAGACAGTAGACTTATTTTCTGAAATATTAAAAGAAATGGCTCCACCACCTAAACTGAGCATAGACCAGTGGGCGGACAGGTACAGAATATTGAGTTCAAAGTCAAGCAGTGAACCTGGAAAATGGAGTACTGACAGAGCTCCATATCAGCGTGGGATAATGCAGGCAATATCTGATAAAAAGACTGAAATGGTTGTGTTAAAAATGGGTTCACAGGTTGGGAAAACTGAAATAGCGTTAAATACTTTAGGATATTATATTGATTACGACCCTGCTCCTATAATGTATCTTATGCCTACTAAGGAACTGGCACAAGAATTTGCAAGCACAAGATTTATGGATATGGTAAGAACTGTTCCAAGACTTAAAAATAAAATACTTGATGGTGAAGAAGGAAGAGATACAAAAAAAATTAAGGAATTTACAGGGGGTTATGTAGTATTTACAGGTTCAGGAAGTCCAAGTGAACTTGCCAGCAGACCGATTAGGATAATACTAGTAGATGAGATTGACAGATTTGAAAAAGGTGCAGGAACAGAAGGAGATCCATTTGAACTTGCAAAGCAGAGAACAAAAAACTTTGAAGGAAGTAAGAAAATAGTTGTGGTTTCTACCCCAACTGTTAAAGGAGAAAGTAAAATTGATGACCTTTTTAATCAGGGAACTAAGGAAAGTTTTTATGTACCTTGCCCCTGCTGCGGATCTTATCAGAAATTTGAATGGAGAAACTTTGATTTTGAGACAAATGGAATCAAATGTACAGACTGCGGAGAAATATCTGATGAAATTTCATGGAAGAAAAACAGGATACATGGAGAATGGCTTGTTGAGAATACTGAACTGGTAGATGAAAATGGAAATGTCAATTCAAAAATAAGAAGCTTTCACTTAAATGAATTTTACAGTTCATGGACGCGATGGGAAGGAATGAAGGAAATGTTCCTAAGGTCAAAAGGTGACCTTGAATCAATGAAAGTCTTTACTAATACTGTACTTGCTGAAACATTTGAAGAAAAGCAGGAAGTACTGGAATGGGAAAAGATAATGAATCGAAGTGAATTCTATTACTGTGAAGTGCCTGAAAATGTTAATGTTCTTACTTGTGGAGTTGACGTTCAGGATAATAGACTGGAATATGAAATAGTTGGATGGGGACCAGATGAAGAATGCTATGGAATTAAATATGGAGTAATTTTTGGAAATCCTGCCGAAGATTTTGTCTGGAATGAACTGGATGACATACTGGATAAGGAGTATTCATATTCAAATGGTGAGAAGATAAAGATATTGTGTGCATGTATTGACAGTGGGCATATGACAGATACCGTTTATGCTTTTGTCAAAACACGGGAATTCAGAAGAATTTTTGCAATAAAAGGTGTTGCAGGTGAACGTGAGATAGTTTCAAAGCCGAGCAGGAATAATAAAGGAAGAATTGCATTATTCTCTGTCGGGGTAGATAGTGGAAAAGACACTATTTTTTCAAGACTTCAGATAGAAAAAGTAGGAGCTAAATATTGCCATTTTCCGCTTGATGAAGGAACTGGTTATGATGAAACATATTTTAAAGGACTGACAAGTGAGAAAAGAGTCAATGTAATAAAAAAAGGTGTAAAAAAATCAGAATATAAATTAATAAGTGGTAGAAGAAATGAACCGCTTGATCTGCGAAATTACAATTTGGCCGCACTGAAAATTGCTAATCCTAATCTGAATAAAAAATATACAGTGGATGCGACTAAACCGGTCAAGGTAGTTAAAAAAAGAAAAATATTATCGAAAGGAATATGATAGATGGGAAAATCAACTCATACAAGGGAACATATACTTGAAATGCTCAGCGAATACATAAAAGCTGAACGTGCAGTACTGACCGGGAAAAGCTATAAAATTGGAACACGTGAGCTTACAAGAATGAGTATTGATGAAATAAGAAAAGGGAGGGCTTACTGGGAAAGTGAACTTCAAAACTTAGATAGCAGAGGAAGTAGAAGAGTTAGAAGAGGAGTTCCGAGAAATTTATGATAAGGAAGGAGGGTACTTATGAATTTTATTGACAAAATGATAATGGCCATAGATCCTCAAAAAGGTCTTAAGAGATATGAAGCAAGAAAAAAACTTGAAATTCTTAATACCGGATATTCCAATCACGGGGCCTCTACAACTAAAAAATCAATGGTCGGCTGGCAAAGTACAGGTGGGGGAGTAAAAAAGGATATATATAAAAACCGAAAAAAACTGGTTGAACGTTCACGGGACTTATATATGGGGGTATCTGTTGCCACAGGAGCGTTAAAGACTATTAATACTAATGTTATTGGAAGCGGATTAAAATTAAAAAGTGATATCGATTCAGAAATAATTGGAATAAGTGAAGAAGAAGCTGAAAAAATAGAAAATTTAATTGAAAAGGAATTCAAATTATGGTCAAAAGATAAAATTGACAATCTTGGGACTATGAATTTCTATCAGTTACAGGATTTGGTATTTTTAACTGTACTTATGAACGGAGAATGTTTTATTAAACTGAATTATTTTGAAACTCCGAAAAATCCATACAGTTTAAAACTTGAAATACTGGAACCGGACAGAATATATACTCCAAATAATATGCTTTCAGATAAAAGCGTAGTTGAAGGAGTAAAAATAGACAAGAATGGAAGGATAGAAGGATATTATATTTCCTCTGAACATCCTTTAGATGCAACTGGTGGAGTTACAGAAAAACTGATAAATGTATACGGAAGTCAGAATCAGAGAAATATAATCCATCTACTGTTTACTGAAAGACCTGAGCAGGTCAGAGGTATTCCAATACTTGCTCCAGTTATTGAAGATTTAAGACAGTTAGGAAATTATACTGAAGCTGAACTTATGGCGGCTGTAATAAGTGGGATGTATGCAATTTTTATTGAAAGTGATGCAGATAATTCAACTGCAGCAGATGTCGGAGAGCTTGAAGCAGTGGACAATGATTTATTAGTTGATTCAAATGATGAAACAACTATTGAACTTGCTCCAGGAATGATTGCTTCACTTAATCCTGGAGAAAAAGCAAAGGAAACAAATCCAGGAAGACCAAATTCCAATTTCGACCCATTTGTTACAAGTATATTAAGACAGGTGGGAAGCGCGTTAGAAGTACCTTATGAACTGTTGATAAAACATTTTACAGCGAGTTATTCAGCAAGCCGTGCAGCACTACTTGAAGCATGGAAAATGTTCAGAAAAAGAAGGGAATGGTTCACAGAAAATTTCATTCAACCGGTATATGAAGAATGGCTAAATGAAGCTTATCTACTCGGAAGAGTAGAACTAAAAAATTATGGTTCAGATTTTTTAATAGATAAAGCCTGGTCAGGTTCACAATGGAACGGACCGAGTCAGGGACAGATAGATCCGCTTAAGGAAGCTAATGCAGCAGTTATAAGAATTAATAATGGATTATCTACAAGAACGAGGGAAACTGCAGAACTTAACGGAGGAGATTTTGAACAGAATGCAAGACTTCTTGCAAAAGAAAATAAATCATTAGAAGAGAAAGGAGTGGTAATAAATGCCCAAACAGTTGAAATTTTGGAACGTGATGAAGAATGAGGAAGAGAAAAGTGCAGAATTGATACTTTATGGAAGTATAGGAAGTGATGAATATTGGGATGATATTTCTGACAAAGCCTTTAAGCAGGACATAGAAAATTTAGGTAATGTAGAAAATATAACTCTACATATAAATAGTCCAGGAGGGAGTGTATTTAGTGCAGTAGCAATAGCAAATACTCTTAAAAATCATAAGGCAAAAGTAGTAGCAAATATTGATGGCTTAGCTGCAAGTGCTGCAACAATAATAACAAGTGCATGTGATGTGGTAAGAATGCCCAAAAATGCTTTATTCATGATACATAATCCTATAACTTTTGCATATGGAAATAATCAGGATATGGAAAAAACTTTAGATATGCTAAATAAGGTAAAGAACAGTATCATTGAAACTTATTTATATAAGGCAAATACTGATAAGGAAACATTATCTAAATTGATGAATGATGAGACTTGGATGGATGCTGAAACTGCAAAAGAATATGGCTTCATAGATGAAATATTAGATGAAGAAATAGAAAAAGAATTTGTTGAAAATAAGCTTATTATAAATAGCATGGCGTTTGATATATCCAAATTTAAAATTTTCAAGGCTGAAAAAACAAATAAAAGTCAGGATATCACACCATTGAATATTACTATAAATAGCACAGGGAATGCCGAAAATATAGCTGATGAAATAAAAAATATATTGAACAACGGAAATAACAAAAAAGAGGAGGAAAAAATGACATTAGAGGAACTGAAAAATAAGTTTCCTGAACTTTATGATCAGATTTTTAATGAAGGGAAGGAAGCAGGGATAAACAAAGAAAATGAAAGAATGAAGGCGATTGATGAAATGAACATTTCCAATTACCCCGAACTTGTTGAAAATGCTAAATATACTGAAAAAGTAGAAGCAAGTGAACTGGCTATGAAAGTACTTAAGAAACAAAATGAGGAAAAAGCAGAGAAACTAGAAGGTCTTAAGAATGAAAGTCAGAGTAATTTTATACCACCTATAGCTAACAATGGGACAGAAGAAAAATCTGAAACAAAAAAGTTCATGGGTGTAGACATGTTTAAAATTTTTTCAAAAATGAATAAAAAAATAGAGGAGGGAAAATAATGGATTTTATAACAAAGGGAAATGAATACGGATATGATCAGATTCTAAGCGGTACAGGACATAAATATATGGAACTGGCTGTACCTCAGGGAAAGAAGGTTAAAAGAGGAGATGCAGTAAATGCCGGAGCGGAACTGTCAGATGGAACTGATTTGTTTGGAATAGTGATGGAAAATGCTGATGGAACAGCGGTTAAAACTAAAACAACAGTAGCTGTTTCAGGAGAAGTAATTTATGAAGGAATAGCTGTTAAAAGTGCAACAGTAAAGGCAGATTTTATAAAAAAAGCAAGAGATAAAGGAATAATAGTTAAAGAATTAGGAGGTAGAGAATAATATGGCGGCAGTAATAGAATTTATTGGGTTGTATGACCAGAATGTGATTAGACCAAAATCATTTATAAAAGATAGTTTTTTTAAAATCAGAAAAACATCTGAGAGTCAAAAAATGGAAGTAGAATTTAGAAAAGGTAAACAGCTTGTAGCACCTTTTGTATCTGAATTTATCCCAGGTACAGAAATGGTAAAAAATACTTATGAAAGTAAATATTTTCAAGCTCCAAAAGTAGCACCGAAAAGAACTTTTTCAGCTTTTGAGCTATTTTTTAACAAAACAGCTGGAGAAACTATATATGGTGGAAAAAGTCCTGAAGAAAGAAAAGCGGATTTGCTTGCTGAATCTTTTGCGGAATTTGAGGATCAGATTACAAGACGTGAGGAAATAATGTGTACTGAAGCATTATTTAACGGAAAAGTAGTTGTAAAAGGTGAAGGAATAGAAGGAGAAATTAAATTCGGAACAGTTGAAGAAATAACTCCTGCTGTTTTATGGACACAGCCAAATGCTGATATAATTGGAGATTTACAGGCTGCTATAACAAAAATTGGAAAAGTTACAGGATTAAGACCTGAAATGATATTGATGGATCCAGTTGCTGCAAAATTATTTGTAGATAACGAAAAAATTCAAAAGTTGCTGGATGTAAAAAATTATAATGTAGGAGAAGTAAATCCAAGTGAAACAGCAGCAGGAGCCATTTATATTGGAAGAATAGCACCTTTTGGGTTGCCAATTTACTCTTATCAGTCTCAATATTCTGTATTAAATGCTGATGGTAAAACTTATAGTGATAAGGATTTAATTCCTGAAGGAAAAGTTTTATTAGCACCAAGTAATAATAAAATCATGTACGGACCGGCTGCAGATGTTGAACAGGGAATAATTGTTGCAGAACGTGCTGTATTTACTGACAAGGATTCAAAATCTAATACTGTAGAAATCAGAACGGAATCAAGACCGTTGCCAGTTGTTTATGATATTGAAGCTATAAAGATACTGAAAGTGAAGTAGGTGGAATATATATGACATATAAAGTATTGAAATCGTTAGTATATGGTGGAATAGCATATGCTGAGGGACAGGAAGTAGATATTATAGAAAAATCTGTTGCTGAAAACTGCCTTGAAAGGGAACTTATAGCTGAAATAACTGACACAGAAACTGGCAATGCCGAAGTGACAGAAGAAACAGGAGAAACAGACAGTACAGAAATAACAGAAAATAATGAAGATAATGAAGATGCTACTGAAGAAGTAGTGTCTTCTGAAGAAAATACAGAAACAACAGAAAATGTTGAAGAAACAAGTGAAGAGCTAAAAAAAAATAATAAAAGAAATAGAAAATAGTAAATAAGAAAAAATAGTAGGTGATGTTATGGGATTTAAAGAAGTAGTTGATGATGATATTCAGAATATATTTCTAAATGCTTCAGAATTTGGCACAGAACACACTTTAAATGGAAGAAAGGTAATATGTGTCATTGATGAAGAAAAGTTTCAAAATAAGCAGAAGAATGGGCTCATAACACAGGAAGATGGGGTTTATCAGAACGGATTTACTTTATTTATTGGAAATCCGTATCTGAAATTACAGCCTCACACTGGAGAAACACTAAAATTGGACAATATAAAGTATGAGGTTGTGGCTAGTAAACATGACATGGGAATGTATGAGATTGACTTAGTCAGAAATGAGGAAATATAGATGCTAGAAGTAAAATTTGATGTGGATCAGCTGGGACAAATATTGGAATACTTTCCAGAGTTAAAAAATAAACTTCCAAAAGTTACAGCAATGGCAATTAATCGGAGCTTGGCTATGACTAAGACGGAACAAGTTAGAAGAGCTAGAGCAATGTATACCATTAAATATGGTGATTTGTTAGCTGATTTAAAAATAGTGAAAGCTACTACATCAACACTATATGGAAGTATCGAAAGTAGAGGAAATGTTATTGGACTTGATCATTTTAAGTTAGCCCCAAAAACTAGGAATAAAAAAAGAGTAAAAGCTGGAGTAAAAGGAAGCAGAATGAAGAATATCCCAAATGCTTTTATAGCCTATAATGACGGACGATTAGGAGCATTTGTAAGAACAGGGAAATCAAGTTTACCTATAAAACGTTTAAAAGGACCATCAGCTCCGCAGATGTTAGGAGAAATGAGCATACTGGACTACTTGCAAGGATTTGCAGAAGAGAAATTCAATATGAGATTTGAACATGAAATGGGGCGATTGATTAAATGATACAGCATACAGAAAAATATTTATATTGTTTCCTAAAAAAAATTATGGAAGAAGAAACCGTGAAGGATAAAGGCTTTAAAGTATATCGTGGTTTTCTTCCTTCCAATAATTTTGAAGACCGGGAAAACGGAAAAAAAACAAATGACTACTTTCCTTTCGTAATTTTAAGAGCAGTTGAATTTTCTCAGGAAAGAGAAAATTTCAATGACTATAACAGTTTTGCTGATTTTGAAATATGGATAGGAAGTAAGGAAGAAAAGGAAGAGGATTATATAAATAATCTTGCTGTTGGAGACTACATCAGAGAAAAAATGCTCGAAGAAAGTACCAAAGATGGAAGTTTTGCTGTTGATCAGACAAAAGAGTTTAAAGTGACTTTTCACAGTGATGCTTCAGAGCCATATTTTTATTCAAGAATAACTTTTTCTGTTTATGCGGAGCCAATAACATCAAACATAGACCCATTTAAAAGAATTATAGATTAAGGAGGACGGAATGAACGAAGAAATTAAATATATTTATCTCGGAAAAAATATAGATTTACCTGAATTCGGTTTTGTCAAAGGTAACGTATATTACGGAGAAAAAATAGAAGAACTAAAGAAAAAATATCCGTTGCTGGAGAAATTGTTGATAAATGTTGAAGAATTAGCAGGATATGAAAAAAATGAATTATTCCTTGAAAAAATATCACAGGAATTAAAAGAAGAAATAAAAGGAGGGAGTGAATAATGGCTTATAAGCATGGAACATATCAGACAGAAGTTGCATCTGATATTAATTTACCGGTAATACTTGACTATGGACATTTCATAGTTGGAACTGCTCCAGTTCATAAGGTAAAGAAAGATAAAAGAAAAATAAATGAACTTGTGAGACTTGCTAACTACAGGGAAGCTGTTGAATATTTTGGAGATACTTATGACTTAGATTTTTCAATTTCTCAGGCAATAAAAGTATTCTTTGAGTTATATGCCGTAGGTCCTCTATATGTTGTAAACATATTTGACCCATCAAAGCATAAAACATCAAAGAAAACTGAACAGGGACTGGAAGTGAAAGGAGGAAAAATATTAGTTAAAAATCACAAGATAATGACTGATACTCTTGTAGTTAAAGACAACACCACATCACAACCTATAGCTGATGCCCTGACTGTATGGACAGAAGAAGGACTTGAAATATATGCTAAACCTTCAACTGGGACAAAGATAGATATTGAGTATGAGGAAGCTGATTTGTCAGCTGTTACTAAAACAGAGGCAATAGGTGGATATAATACTAATACTATGAAAAGGACAGGACTTGAACTAATTAATGATATATTCCTGAAATTTTCAGAACTTCCGGCATTCATAGATGTTCCTGATTTTTCTCATGAATCAGATGTTGCTGCAGTTATGGCTACTAAAGCAACTAATATCAACGGTGGAATGTTTGAATCTATCGCATTGATAAATGCCCCAGTTGACAAAAGATATGATGAAATTCCTGAATGGAAAGACAATAAAAATATATTAGATAAAGATCAGTTAATTCTGTACGGAATGATTGGACTGGCCGGGAAAAGATATTATCAGTCCTTGCATTATGCTGCGTTATCGATGTCTGTTGACAACGAAAATGATGGGATACCTTCGCAGTCTCCATCGAATTATAAGTATAAGATGGATTCCCTTTTATATAAAAATTCACAGGGAAATTTTGAAGAAATAATACTGGATAGGGAGACACAGGCTAATTTCTTGAATAAAAACGGAGTAATAACAGCTATCAGTTTCAAAGGTTGGAGAAACTGGGGAACTGAAACAGCTAAAAATCCGCTAGCAACTGATCCAAAGGACAAATTTTCTTATTCAAGAAGACTGTTCAAATATATCGGTAATGAGCTTGTAATAAGTTATTTCGATAGAGTGGATAAGAAATTTTCTTTAAAATTGGCAGAAACTGTTACAAAAGCAATGAATATTAGACTTAATTCGTTAGTATCTACTGAAAACTTATTATCTGCAAGTGCGGAATTATCTATTCCAGATAATGATGTCATTAATATAATAAATGGGGATATAACTTGGATAATAAAGTTAGGAATAATTCCAGGATTAAAATCAATGACATTTAAGAAAAAATATGATGTGGATGCATTAACGGAATTTGCTGAAAAATTAAAAGGAATAGGAGGATAGGAGTATGAGTCAGACAAAAATACCAAATGGGCTTATAAATGCTTTATTATATATCAACGGAACTAATAGTTTAGCTGGGATTTCAGAAGTGGAGCTACCAAAAATAGATTATGCAACAGTTACTACTGAACAACTAGGATTAAGTGCTGAATTGGAAGTTCCGTTAATGGGACATTACAAGAAACTTGAAGCAAAAATAAAAATGGATTCCGTTGACGATACAATGATAGGGCTTAATAACATGCAACCTATGATGTTCGAGTTAAAGGGAGCTTATCAGTACATGGATAAAGTTACTCATGGAGCAGGACTTGGAGATTTTGATGCAACATTTAAAGGAATGGTTAAAACTATCGACGGTTTAAAAGCCAAACCTGGGGCAAAAATTGAAACAAGTATTGATATAGCTTGTACATATTATAAATTAACATTTAAAGGTAAAAAGATAGTTTATATAGATGTACTGAACAATATTGCGGAAATAAATGGTGAAGACAATAATCAGTTAAGAAGACATTTAGGAATGTTTTAGGAGGTAAAAAATGGCAGAAATAGTTAAATTAAATCAAGAGTATACTCTTGATGGGAAAAAATATACAGAAATTGAATTGGATTTTGAAAGCTTGACAGGGAAAAAATTGTTAATAGCTGAAAGTGAATTTAAAAAGAGAAATAAAGGAGCAGCTGTAAAAGAACTTGAAGATGGATGGTTACTTACTGTAGCTGAAAAGGCAAGCGGAATAAAATATGGAAGTTTGCTTGAACTAAAAGGGAAAGATTATATAAAACTAATAAATGCAGCAAGAAATTTTATAGTAGTCTCGGATTCAGAAGAGACTACTGCAGGTACAGGGAACGAGGGAGAAATGAATCAGGAAGAGATTTTGGAAACAGAGTAAGTCAAAATATACAATTACAGGATATAGTGACTGATTTACTAGAAGTCTTGAATATGAAAAATGATTTTAAAAGCAGTCTGAATATAAGCTATGAAACATTAATGTCTTGTAGCTTATATGAACTGACTGATTACTGGAGTATAAGGGCAGAGGAATTAGTTCAGGAAGCAGAAGTACGGTATGAAAATAGTAAGGAATAAAAAAAACGGCTTATAACAAGCCGTCTGAATTTTCTTTTATTATTGAATAAATAAACGTACATAACATAGCCAGTAGTGCCCACCCAATTGGACCTAGCAGAATCAAAATTCCTGCAAGAATAAGAAAAAATATAACAGAAAATGGAGTGAATATTAATACAGCTATACTCGCCACAATTATAAATAATATTTTTTCTTGAATTGTATATTTATCTTTATTTTTAATTATAGATTTTATTTTTTTCATAATAATCACCTTTCAGATAATTTATATTAATAATATACTACAAAATTTAAAGAAAATCAATAAGAAAGGGGGAAAAAATGTCCAGAGCAGTTGAATTAAGTTTTATAATTGGAGCTACTACAACAGGAGCAATGGCTGGTTTTGCAAAAGTATCTAAAGCATTGAAGGAAGTAAAAGATAATACTGAAAATTTGGTAAGAGCTTCAACTAAATTAGACAAAATGGATAAAGCATCTAAGAAAATGATTGAGTTAAACAAAGCTTACAGTGAAGCTTCTAAAAGGTTAAAAATGTTACAGGAAGCTCAAAAGAAAGCTGGAACCAGTGGGAGTTTATTTAATGAACAGATAAAAAAGCAGGAACGGATTTTAAATGATTTAAATAGACAGAAAGAAAGACAAAAGCATGTTTTTGAAGCAGCCAGAAGTTCTATAGAAAAAGAAGGATATGCTCTAAGAGGATATAAAGAGAGTTTAGAAAAAGTAAATAAAGAACTTAAAATAAATAACAAGTTAAAAGAAATACAGGCAATACATGAAAAAAGAATGGCTTTTCTTGATAAAGCACAGCAATATGGAGATACATTATTAAGACGAGGAGTTGTAGCTGGGGCATTAACTTTAGCACCTTTAAAAATTTATATGGATGTTGAGGAATCACAGGCAGATTTGAGGAAAATGCTTGGAGATGAAGCACAGAAGTATTATGGAGCATTGAGAGAAATTTCAGATAATTCTCCTTTAAGCCAGCCGGAAGTTTTTGAAATAGCTGGATCTTTGGCACAATCTGGAGTAGCAAGTGAAAATCTTGTTGAATTTACTAAAAAAGCTAACCAGCTTAAAGTTGCTTTTGATATTACTACACAGGAAGCTGGACAGTTTCTAGCTAAAACAAAAGAACAGCTTGGACTGACTAAAGAGGAAATGTTTTCATTTGCTGATACTATCAATTATATGTCTGATAATACTGCCTCTACTGCGTCACAATTAGTAGATTTTTCTCAGAGAGTAGGTTCAGTAGCAAGAACTGCTAATGTATCAAAAGAAGCAAATATTGCATTAGGAGCAACTCTTATTGCTACTGGAACAGAAGCAAATGTGGCTGCAACAGGAATAAAACAGTTATATTTGGAACTCGGAAAAGGAGCAGACACTAAGAAGAAAGCTAATGCTTTATCTTTTTTAGGAATAAATGGAGAAACTTTGGGACATGATATGGCAAGAGATGCAGAGGGAACTATTTTAAGTGTACTTGAAAAAATAAAGAGTTCTCATGCCGGAGATAAAATTGGGCTACTGACAAATATATTTGGCGAACAGGCAGCAAACAGTATAGCAACATTGGCAAATGACACTGATAAGCTAAGAGAAAATTTATCAAAAGCCAAGTCGGGAATGGCGAATGGGGCTGTTGAAAGAGAATATGCTGAACGTATGAAAACATTAGGAACACAGTTAAAGGTAGCCAAAAATCAGTTAATGAATTCTTTGGCTGATGTAGGTTTAGCATTAGCTCCTTCTATAAAAAATTTATTGACAGCAACTAAACCAATACTTGAGAATATAGCGACTTGGATAAAACAGAATCCAAAGTTGGTCAGTGGATTAATGAAAGCTATAGGTGCTTTTGCTTTATTTAATTTAGGATTAGGAGGAAGCTTAAAGTTTGGAACTCCATTTATAAAGACTGTTTTAGGGGTAGTAAATGTATTTTCTAAATTAAATGCTGCTGGAGGACTTGTGGCAGGTTTTTCTAAAGTTTTTCCTGGATTATCAAAATTTGGAAGTATATTAGCTCCTTTGGGTAAAAATTTAGTTGGTGTTTTTTCAAAAGGCGGAATATCTATATTAAAGTTGCTTAATCCTTTAAATGCAATCAAAATGGCATTTGGAGGACTAAAATTGGGAGCTGCATCGTCTGTTAATATTATAAAATTGCTGTTTAATCCTTTTAAACTTTTAAAAAGTGCAATTGGAATAATAAAAAGTGTAGGATTAGCAATAAAATTAGCTTTTATGGCAAATCCAATAGGATTTTTAATTGGAGCAATAGTTGCATTAATTGCAATATTTGTAATTCTGTATACTAAATCTACGTGGTTTAGAAACGGAGTAAATAATGCAATCAAACAGATAATACCACATGTTAAGGAACTTGGAAGATTGATTAAACAGGGAATAGGACAGGCTATAAGCTGGGTTTCTAGCAAAATGAAACAAGCAGGACCTCATATGAGAAATGCCTGGAACAGTTTAAAGCCGGTTTTATCTGTAATAGGAACTATACTAAAAGTAATTATTGTAGTTGCTATAAGATTGGTAATATCCACAATAAAGGCATTAATGGCAAACTTTAAATTTCTTGCAGCAGTAGCTAGAGGAGTATTTAAAATGATAAGCAGTTCCATAAAAATGGCAATAGGAATCTGGAAAGGGATTTTTAAATTATTTGTAGCCTTTTTTACATTAAAATGGAATGAAATTCCTAGAATTGTTTCAGGTGTATGGGAAAGTGTGAAATCTGGAATAAGTGGATTTGTCGAAGGTGCTAAAGGAATTTTAAAAGGCTTATTTGACTGGTTTGGAACTCAATGGGGTAATATAAAGAAGATGGCGGGAGATTTAGGAAGTGCATTAAATCCTGCAAATTGGGGAGGAAAAATACCTGGCAAATATACTGGGACTAATTATTGGGAAGGTGGTCTGGTAAGAGTAGCAGAACGTGGAGCTGAAATGATTAAAATTCCAGGACAGTCTCCATTTATTGCTCAAAGTGAAATGCTGATGAACTTGCCGAAGGGTACCGAAATACTCGATGCTTCTAGGACGAAAAATACACTAAGGGATAGAGTAAATAGAATAAAAGAAAGAGCTTCCAGTTTGGGAAATGGAGGGTCAACTGTTGTAGGTGGAGACACTATAAATATCACAATTAATGCTGGAAGTAATTCTAATGCAAATGATATAGCAAGAGAAGTCAGAAGAGCTTTGGCTGAAATGAAAAATAAAAAAGAAAGGGTGGCATTTGGATAATGAAGACAAGAGTTTACAGAACTGTCAGTGGGGACACGTGGGATTTAATAGCTTATAAAGTCTATGGAAATGAAAAATACTTTCATAGGCTCATAAGAAATAATCTTAATTTGATAGATATATCAATATTTCCAGCTGATATTCCTATCATTATCCCTGAATTTGTTGAAGAACTGGAACAGGAAATTCAGGAAAATAAACTGCCACCTTGGAAAAGAGGTAAATAATGCCACTAGCAAGAGGAATAAAGGTAATAGTGATATTTAACGGAGTGGATATATCTGAGGATATAGCTCATTCCATTTCTTCCTTGAATTACACGGATAACTCCAAGAATGCAATAGATGACTTGGAATTAGAACTGGAAAACATGGATTACCGTTGGCTGAAAGAATGGTATCCTGATGAAAATGCTCAGTTAATAGTTGGGATATATGAGGACAATGGGAAAGACGGAAGTTTTTTGGACATAGGAACATTCTATATTGACGAGCCAACATTTGATAATGATAGATTAAATTTAAAATGTATAGCTATTCCACTCGATGGAAACATACGTGATCAGAAAAATACTAAAGCTTGGGAAATGATTACATTAAAAGAGCTTGTTAATCAGATAGCAGTACTGCATCAAATGAATGTAGAAATTCATGCAGATAATGAATATTATGAAAGACTTGATCAGGAAAATGAAACTGATTTAGCTTTTATAGATAGAGTTATTAAAGAAACTGGACTAAGTATGAAGATATCTGATGACACAATAATAATATTTGATGATGATGCAATAAAGGATAGTGAAGCAATTGAAAAATTTAATATTAGAGATAGCCGAATCCGTAATTTTAGTTTGAAAAAGAAAAATAAAGGAATATATGACAAAGTCGAAGTAAGTTATTATGATCCTGACAAGAAAAAGTTAATCAGAGAAACAATGACTAAAGAAGAACTCGAAAAACGGAACGAGGTGAAAACAGATGCCTGATATATCTTATGCAGAATATAAAAAACAGAATGGAAAAAAGTCTTCCGGATATAAAAAAGCTAAAGCAAAACTTAAAGAAAAAGCGGATAAGAAAGAAAAAAGAAGTAAAAAAGAAAAGGTAAAAAAAATAAAAACTAAAGGAAAATCAAACCCCAAAAAAGTGGCCAAAAAAACTTTAAAGGAAAATCTGAAACAGGAGTACCAAGTTACTTTGACCGTTGACGGAAGTACTAAATATATGGCTGGAATGATAATTGAGCTAGACGAAAGCTGGGGTAAATTCGAGGGTAAATATGTGATTGATAAAGTAAAACATAGCATTACTGGAGACTATTCATGCGAACTTGAGTGCATGAAAGTTGGAGCTAGGGAAAATGCTGAAAAGAATGCTAAAGCTCAGACTAAAGAAGAACAAAAGAAAAAAGAAGCAGAAAAAGAAAGAAAAAAAGCTGCTAAAAAATCCAGTAAAACGAATAAGAAAAGTAACAGCAATAAGAACAGTAAAAATACTAAGGCAAGTAATAAAACAAGTAATAAATCAAGTAGTAAAAATAATAATCCAACTAATAGAAAAATGAGCAGGTAGAAAGGAGTTAAAATGTTAGAAATATTAAAGGCCGGAGAAGTAAGTGCAATAGATTATAAGACAGGAAAAGTAAGAGTTTTATTTTCTGCAGGAGACAATAAAACGAGTGACTGGCTTAACATTTTAGTTCCTTTTTCTGAAAGTCATTCTGATAACTATATGCTTTCAGTTGGACAGACTGTGTACTGCTTATTTTTTCCGGAAATGATGGAACAGGGAGTAGTGCTTGGTTGTCCTATGCGGAACAGTTCTGCAAGTGCAAGTGAAGTTAAAAGGACTTTCAGTGATGGTGGATTTTACAGCTATGACAATGGAGTGCTGACATTGAATCCAGTTTCAAAAGTTGTGATTAACGCTAATACTGAAATCAATGGAAACTTGACGGTATCAGGAACAACTGTAACAGGAGGAAATATCAATCTTAATACTCACACTCATAGCGGAGTTACTGCCGGTGGAGATAAGACAGGAGGTCCTCAATAATGATAGGAAGTCTTGGAGATGTAATATTTGAAGTATCTGATAAAAAAGTATCTTCAATTAACAATGAACTTTCACGGACATATAAAAGTAAAATATCTGAGCATAATGCAATATACGGTCCTGGCATGATAAGACATCAGGGAAGAGAACTGATAGAAATAAGTTTTGGAATTTCTTTAGTTTCCTCATTATTATCTGATTCATCACCGGCAGAAGAATTGGATAAAATAAAAACTATGTGGGAATTTGGAGAATATGGTTATTTAACATTCGGAGGTCAGACCTTTGGAGCTTTCCCTTTTTTGATAATAGATATGAATGAAAAAAATTCATACTTTAACAAAAAAACTTCCAGCTTTGATGTTATAAATTTGGAATTGACACTAAAAGAATATATAGACAATCCAAAACTGTATAATCAGATAATAGAACAGCTAAAAGCTCAAAAAAAAGAACAGGAAAAACTCACAGAAGCGGAAGTTGAAAATATTCAGGAAGAACAGAAAACAAAATTAGATCAGCTGAAAAATAATATAAATAAAGCAACTGAGAAGATAAATAAAACATTGGAAAAAATAGAAAATAAAAAGAATGAAATATTAGATAAGCTGGAACAGATAAAAAAAGATTACAAAGTACATGAATTCATGAATCTTATAAGAGCAGGATTAATTACCGCAGATAAAATAAAAGAAATGACTGAGTACAGTAAGACTATGAAATCTGAAGCTGACAGACAGATACTTATGAATGTAATTAGAAATTATTTAGGAGGTATTTAAGATGATATATGTGACATCGGATCAAGAAATAAATTATTCTCCTAAAAATACAGTAGAAGAAGTCGTAACTAATGTTGGAATGCTTTTAAGAGTGTACAAAGAGGAACAGCCACTCAACCGTGATTTCAGCTTTGATAGCGACTTGATAGATAAAAATATAACAGTTGTGGAAAATAGAATAATGTCTCAGTTGCTTGAAATATTCAGAAAGTATGAGCCACGGGCAATATTAAAAACTACACAGATAACAATGACAGATAAGTACAGGAATGAGTTTGAAATTAAATTGGGAATCGAGGTGATAGAGATTGAGTGATTTTGAAGATTATGAAGTAATTGATTCAGATGCTTGGGAAATTAAAAGGGATATGATAGACAAATTTCAGGAGTTAAGCGGGAGGACTTTAACAGAAGCAAGTCCGGAAACATTAATTTTCAGTACAGTTGCTTATCAGTTGGCACTGCTTGAAGAGAAATATAATGACGATATAAAACAGAATTATTTGAGATATGCCAGAAATGAAAGGCTTGACCTGAAAGGAGAAATATATGGGAACAGAGGTAAAAGGCTGGTAGAACAACCTGCAATTGCAACATTTAGATTTTATATATCTTCCGTACAGGCAACTGATATAGTTATCCCGAAAGCTTCAAGAATCAGATATAATGAACTTTATTTTGAAACAAATGAGGAATATAAGATATTAAAAGGAAATCTGTCAGCGGACGGAAAAGCTACATGTAATAAAGTAGGAACCGTTGGAAATGGTATCCCAGTCGGACAAATAAAGGATATGGTGGACATTTATCCGAATTATTCAAAAGTAGAAAACATCACGGAAAGTAATTCCGGAACAAATGAAGAAGCGGATGAAAGTTACAGGGGAAGAATAAGAGAAATTCCTGAAAGCTTTACTACTGCAGGGAGTTCAGGAGCTTATACATTCTGGGCTAAAACAGCAAGTACAAATATTATTGATGTCAAAGTTCATTCACCAAGTGCTACTAATGTAGATGTGTATATCTGGACTGATACTGGCTCAGTAAGTCAGGAGCTTAAGGAAAAAGTAAAGGTAGTACTAAATGACGAAAATGTGCGTCCTCTGACTGACAATGTAAATATTAAAGAGCCAAACAAAGTCAACTATTCTATAGATTTTGACTACTATATTGATAAAGATAATGAAACTCTTGTAAATATTATAAAATCTAACGTTGATAAAACTATCCAGGAATTTATCAGCTGGCAGAAAGAAAAAATAGGTAAGGATATTAATTCGGACGAACTGATAAAAAGACTTAAGATAGCTGGAGTTAAGAGAGTAGTACTGAGAAGTCCGGCATTCCAAAAATTAGATTTTAATCAGATTGGAATAAATAATGGCATAACAAGCAACTATCAGGGGGTCGAGGAGCTATGATAACTGTACAGGATTTAAAATTGACTTATATAGCTGCTAGCTCAACTCTGACTGATGAACGGACAAAATGGATATATGAATCAATAGATTATGCAATATCAAATCAGAAGAAAAGGATTATGGATAAGTTTTTTCTGAACATTGACAAATTGACAGAAACTGAGATTGATTATCTTCTATGGGAATATCACGTAGACTATGTAGGAGAAAATGCCAGTCTTGAAAGCAAGAGAGAATTGGTAAAAATAGCAGTAATAGCTCATTTCAATAAAGGAACATTAGGAAGTGTAAAAGCTATTTGTAAAATACTCTTTGGAAATGCAGAAATAAAGGAATGGTTTGAATACAGAGGACGACCAGGATATTTTAAAATATCTACATTGGGAGAACTTAAAGATGAAAAGGACTATCTGAAAGTACTTGATGTAGTTAATGAATATAAGAATGAACGAAGCTGGCTTGAAGCATTGACATTTGACAGGACTGCAAAGTTTGGAAAATATATTGGCATCTTTTCCGAAAAGCAGATAATTAACATCTTAAATGAACGAAACTTTGAACTGCCTTGGATGGAGCAGAATTTAAGTGAAGGAATAATAAATGTCACAGTAAAAGAAAATACGATAGGAATAAGATAAAAAAGGAGGTATCATGGCTAATTACATAGGTTGGATATTGACAAATAAAGGAAGGGAACTTCTTGCAAAGGCAATAAACAATGAGACAAAAATAAATGTGACAAAGTTTAAAATTGGAGCAGGATATAATACAGGAAATGACAGAGAACTGACAGATTTACTTGATAAAAGAAATGAATTTCCAGTCAATTCTTATGAAAGAAAAGAAAATGGGATTGTAGAATTTACATTCATAGTATCAAATAAGACAGGAACAGGAGAAAGCACAATAACAAATTCTTATAAAATATCAGAAATGGGAATTTATGCTCAGGATGATTCAGGAACAGAGATTTTATATGCATACAATAAAGGGACAGATGGAGATTATATCCCAGTTTATAACGGCAAAAATGCGATAGACATAGTAGAGAAATGTATTATAATAATCGATCAGGCTGCTAATTTAAATGTAACAATAGACAATTCAATGACGTATTTAACAAGAGATTCAGCAGATAGAAGATATCTTGAAATACAAGCACTAGCAAAAATAATTGGCTTAGAATTTGGTGGGAATATACAAGACACAGGAACAAAGACGACAGGAAAATTTTACTATGACAAGGCTTTGAAATATTATTACGAATGCATAGCGAATAATAGCCTTACATATAATGATGGCTCTAAATTTAGGGCTATATCCAATAAGCCAATTTCAGATAAATTGGAAAATTTATACAAAGTTCAAAAACATGATGTTCCCGTGCATGGCGGGGGAGTTAATTTTAAGAAATATGGTAAAGTTGTAGTTGTTTCAGTTGAGATCCAAAGAGAAAATATAACCTTTACCGAAAATTCTCAACTTATTAATAATATCCCAGAGGGATTTAAGCCTAATGACATAAGTTTAGGGATAGAATCCGCTCTTGCAAGTAATTTAACAAACGGAAAGCAAGGAGCAACACGTATGAGAATTGAAAGAAATTCTTTGAACGTATGGGGCTGTCATACTGGAAATTACAATGTTTTAAAAGGCTCCCTTACTTATTTTACTGATAATTAAGTACAGATATATGTAACAGTAAAAAGAAATGCTCCAACTGGACGTTCGTCCAGCTTGAATTTTAATTTTCCATCAGGATATAGAATAAAATTTGATATTCTTTTTTCAAGACTGATTGCTGAAATATTTATAACTGAAACTGGACGGAATCCTTCTGGCATTTGCAAAAGTGTTTCGGCATTGCTTTTGCCACTGAAATAATCTCTACTATCTACGCTTAACGTTGCAATACTTCCAACTTTCGTGACCACTGCGTAAGTTAAGTTTGGATGTGAAAAAGTATGTGTCTTAACTTCGGATAAATTTTCTAATTTACATGGAAATGAATAACAAAAAATAAAATAATAAGGAGGTAAAAAAAATGATAATAAATATTTATAGTAAAGATACACTTGAAATAATTGGAAGACCTGTTATTTCAAGTTTAGAAGATTTTGAAAAAGAACCGAATTTATTTTTTCCGGATTTTAACAAAGAAAATCATATCATTTCAGAAATTGAATATCAGAATCCTATTTTAGAAAAAGGGAAATTGCGTGAAATGACAAAAGAGGAATTATACGCAGTTGGAAGGTATACCTTAGCAGATAATGAAATGATAGAAAATGAAAAAATAAAAACCGTTACTTTATCTGAATTTGAGTACATAGAAGACAATCAGATAAAGTACAGAAAAGAAGAAAAAATTGAAAAATTGAAACAGGAGCTTTACGAATTAAGACTTGAAAGGGAGAAAAAACCTTTTGAATTTGAAGTAAAAGGGACTAAGTATCTGCAATACAACAGGACAATAGACCAAAGTAATATTACTAAAGTACTTTTCGCTCTTGTTTTAAAATTTGTTTTAGGACTTGCGAAACAAATTACTGCAGGGAAAAAACTTAATTTTGCACAAGTTTTAACAGAATTTATGGCTACTGAATATGAAAATTGGAAATTCTACACTGAAGATAATTCAGAAAAATATGTGAATGTATCAGTGCAAAAATTTATTGAAATGTCGGAAATAATGCGAAAACACACGACGACTTCAATGGTTACAGAAACAACACTTTCACATAGTCTGCTGGCTAAATCAGTAGAGGAGCTTAAGAAATTCAAGGCAGAGGAAGAATACAACAAGTTATTTGAAAATGAAATAAAGCAGAGTTAGGAGATAATATGACCACAAAAAAAACATTAACAGGAACTGGAATTAATACTAGAAGTGTTTTTAAGCAAAAAAGTGCTGAAGAAATTTTGGAAGAAATTAGAAAAGCAGCTTCCAAACCAAAACCAGCGTTTGTTGGATATGCACAAATAGGAGGAGAAACACTTAAAAAAGTTATTTACGAATAAAGGAGGTATTTATGCAGTTAGAAAAAGATAAATTATATATTAGCTTTCATAAGCCAAAAACACCAGTTGGTTATCTGATTTCTTTATGGACATTAGGTAAATACTCTCATTGTGAGTTTGTTTATAATAATGAAGTGCTTTTATCTAATCCAGGAGGAGTTAGAGAAAGACCTTTTAAATATAAAAAGAACTTTGATATATATGAACTAAACAGTAATATTAGAGCTGAAGATGTAATAGAATTTTTCAAAACAGCACAAGGGAAAGGGTACGACTACTTAGGAATTTTAGGGCAGTTCTTTTATGCGAGTAAAGTCCAAAATGATGATAGATATTTTTGCAGTGAATTTTGCCTGAACGCCATTGATTATGCTCTGCAGTTTACTTTAACATATAAACTTAAATCATTAAAAGACAGGGTCGGATATCAGTTTAACCCGTCGAAACTATATAAATATTTAAAAGAAATGGAATTAATAAAAGAAAAGGAGATGGTATAAATGAATATAGAAAAACTTATATGTACAGAAATTGAATTTGATAACAAAAAATACAAAGTGATTGGTGTAAAATTTGAAAAAGATAATATCGTATTGGATGTAGAAGAAAAAAAGGAAGTGAAATAGTGGATAGATTTGAAAAATTTTTAGATTATATCTTCGAAGTGGAAGGTGGATTTACTGATGATGAAAATGACAGAGGTGGAGCAACGAATTTTGGTATAACACATGATGATGCAGAAAAGTATCTTGGTTATACAGGAGATATGAGAGACTTTAAAAAGTCAGATGCAGAAAAAATATATAAAAAAGTATATTATTGTGGGAATCATATTGACAAAATAACGGATGATAGAGTGGCATTATCAATATTTGACTGGGCTGTTAATTCAGGAGGAAGAGGAATTAAAAAGGCTCAGATTGTAGCAAATAAATTTGGTGCTGATCTGATTATAGACGGAATAATCGGAAACAAAACATTGGAAGCGATAAACAGTATAAATCCTGAATCTTTTTTAAAGGAATATCATGAAATGCAAAGAGCTTTTTATAAAAATCTTGCAGCGAAAGACAATACACAAGAAGATTTTTTAAAAGGATGGCTCAATCGTGTAGAAATAAAAGAAGAATATATTGAAAAGGTGATGTGAATGAATATTGAAGAGTTAAGAAAAGAAATAGGGAATACTATTGAAATAGGACATAAAAAATATGAAATAAAAGAAGTCGGAGAGGATAAAGATTATGTTCTATTATGGATAAAAAACTATGAACAAGAGGTGAAGCCCACCTTAAACAGAAAAAAGATATGCGTAATAATAGGACATGGCGGCAATGACTGTGGAGCTGTATCGCAGGATAAAAAAGTGACTGAACTTGGATACAATACAAAACTGGCTGATGAGTTAGTGGAATTGCTTGTAAATAACGGATATGAAGCTTTCACTCACAACAGGGGGTATTCTAAAATGGAAAATACTACTTTGATTAATAGTTTAAATCCAGATTTGGCTATATCGCTACATTGTAACAGTGCTAATACAGTTGCGACAGGAACAGAAGCAATATATTATCCGGGAAGTGCGAAAGGTAAAAAGTTTGCTGAATTATTATCTAAAAATGTATCTGAAGCATTAGGATTAAAAAATAGAGGTGCAAAAGAGCCTTGGCACGGGAGAGGAAGTGGACTGTTAAGCAGAACAAAAGCACCTTGTGTTATTTCTGAACCATTTTTTATTGATAACAATGAGGATTTGAAAAAAGCTTTTGAAAGAAGAAATGAATATATTGATGCTATAGTAAAAAGTATCAATGAATACTTTGAAATAAAATAAGACTTAAAATTTTAAAAAATTAAGTCTAAAAAATTTTATAGGCTCAAAATTTCAAAAAATTGAGTCTATAGGAAAAAATGGCTTGTATATTTTTGATATGAGCAATTCAAAATAAAATTAGGTATAAAAGGTTATCTGACAAGTTTAAATGCAAAATTGAGCCTATCAGGCGACTTAAAATGAAAATATAATATAAAACAAACAAAGGAGAAGATAGTTATGGAAAGATTAGCAGCAAAAATTTATATCACAGGAAAAATTATAGAACTGGCAAAATCATTAATTTATAAAACAGAAATATTGAGCAAAGGAAAAGCTGGGATAGAAAAATTTAAAGAAGTACATGATGGTTTTTGGAAAAAATTAGAGGATCTGCTGGAAAAAGAGAAATCAATTGACAGACCTTTCATTCCAAATTTTGTTGAAGAAATAGGAGAAGAAGCATTAACAATAGCACTAGAAGAGGCTAAAAAGAACTGCGATTTAAGAGTAGTATTGCAGGGTATATTTAACATAGAAAAGAAAGCAAATCCTGCTGTGCTGTAGCGGTTGAGGAGGAAAACTTGTGGGAATTAACTTTAATGAAGTGAAAGCTATTGTTGAGTTAGGTATAATGAGCGTTATAAGCTATATATATATCACACAGCAGAAAAAGCTTTTTGAGCAGCAGGAGAAAGTTATATCAGTCTTAGCAAAACTTGAAAATCAGCTGAATAATGATATGTTGCGAGGGAAAGGATTAGAAATATCTCTCGTACTTAAAATTCAGGATCTGAGATGGAGCATACAAAAAAGAGTTATCAAATACATAAAAAATAATCACATAAAAGAAAATTGGGTTATCATTAACAAAGAAATTGACACATTTTTTAATGTGAAATTGATAGACTTTGAAACGGAAATGCATGATGTAATAGATGATATTACTTTTAAAATAATTTA